CGAACGGACCTAAAATTGACAATAGGACTATAAATAAGTCTAAACAGCCAATATTTAATGAAAATAAATGGGCTTCAATTTTAAACCAAACAGATATATTGCAAGATAAAACTATGCCAATTGAATCATATGCTGAAATGATGAATGAATCATATGATACATTGTCATTTAATTCTGATGATGCATTAGGATTTGGCGTAACTAGACAAAATACAAAATCTAATATAACCGCTCCTACGGTAATGGAAGATCCAGAAACGGGTAAAGTTTATAATGTAGCTCCAGAAGTCCAACAGGTATTAACTAGAGATTACTCTGCATTAATGAAAGCAATTAATACAAAGAAGGGTAGATAATGGCATTTGTTTTTGATAATACAATTATCGATACAATAAAAACTAATTCCGATGTTGGTTTAGGAATTAAATTAGCTAGTGAATCTAGTTTATTTACTACATTATATGATATCAATGAACAAGCTAAAGAAAATTTAAAAACGCTATTGTTAACCAGTGTGGGTGAAAGATATATGATTCCACAATACGGTTCAAAATTATTAAATATTATTTTTCAGCCTAATATTGATGCATTAAAAATACAAATAGACGACATCATACGAAATGCAGTTAATACTTGGCTACCATATATTTCAATTGAACAATTGGATATTATAACTGCAAGCGATGATCCAACATTAAATAATACAACTGAAATCAAATTAACGTTTAATGTACAAGAATTTCAAACACAATCTATTACAATTGGCATTGCTGATAATAAAATAATAGTATCATAAGTTTAGGATAATAATGAAAATACAAAAAGATATATCATATTTAGGTAAAGATTTTGGTCAATTTAGATCAAACTTAATAAATTTTACAAAACAGTATTTTCCTACCGTATATACCGATTTTAATGAATCTGATCCCGGTACACTGTTTTTAGAATTAGCAGCATATGTTGGAGATGTATTATCATTTTATGCAGATACAAATCTAAAAGAGTCGTTATTAACACAAGCAACTGAACGTGCTAATATTTTTGACTTAGCTAATTCCTTAGGATATAGACCTAAAGATGTCAGGCCTGCATATGTAGATTTAAGTATATATCAAGTAGTACCATCAAAATTAAGTAGCGGTAAATATGAGCCAGATTATAATTACGCATTACGAATTAAACCAGGTATGCGAGTAAAACAATCTTCTGGTAATGTTGTTTTTCGAACATTAGATGTTTTAGATTTTTCTTTAGAATCCATAGTATCACCTCGCGAGGTTACATTATATGAAATAGACTCAGCTGGAAATCCTTCGTATTTTTTATTAAAGAAAACTGCTAGAGCGGTAAGTGGACAAATTAAGACATCTACATTTTCATTTACAGATCCAAAAGCATATGATAAAATTGTATTACCTGATACTAAAATCATTGATATAATTTCTGTTGTAGATTCTAATGATAATTTATGGTATGAAGTTCCATATTTAGCACAAGATACAATTTTTCATGATGTATTAAATGTTACTGAAACAGATCCTGATAGTGCACAATATCGATCAACAGCGCCATATCTATTAAAATTAAAATATGTACCTAAAAGATTTGTTACTAAACGTAGAAGTGATAATTTAATTGAAATTCAGTTTGGAGCTGGTGTATCGGTTAGTAACGATAATGAAATAGTTCCTAATCCATTTAATGTTGGGAATGGTTTAGCTGATTTACGTACTTCGGCTGATATTGACATTGATCCTGCTAATTTTTTATATACTAATGTATATGGCCAATCTCCAACTAATACATCATTAACAGTAACATATACAATTGGTAATGGTGTTTCAGATAATGTAGTTTCTAATTCATTAACTAAAATTGATTTAATTGAATATTCGGATAATATAAATGCAGGATTATCTGAAGCTACATTAACATTTATAAAGAATTCTGTTAGTGTAAATAATGAAGCTCCAGCAGTTGGTGCAATATCAGCTGAAACAGTTGATAATATAAAATTAAATGCAATGGCTAACTTTTCAACGCAGTTACGTGCAGTCACATTGCAGGATTATGTTATCCGAGCTTATTCTATGCCGGCTAAATACGGAAGTATATCTAAAGCATATATGGTTCCTGATGATCAGTTAACTCAAATTACTAAAGAACGTATTGCAAATCCATTTGCAATGAATTTATATGTATTATCATATGATTTAAATAAACAATTAACACAATCAAATTTAGCAATAAAAGAAAATTTAAAAACATATATTGATTATTATCGAATATTAACAGATGCAATTAATATTAAAGATGCATTTATTATTAATATTGGAGTATATTTTGAAATTTCTGTACTACCAAATTACAATGTTAATGAAGTTTTATTAAAATGTATTGATGTGACAAAACAACATTTTGATATTGATATGTGGCAAATTAATCAACCAATATTAATGTCTGACATATTTACGGTGTTAGCAAATGTATCGGGAGTACAATCAGTTAAAACAATTAAATTATCAAATTTATATGATGTTGATTTAGGGTATTCTGGAAATTTTTATGATATTGATGCGGCTACTAAAAATGGAGTAATATACCCATCATTAGATCCTAGCATATTTGAAGTAAAATATCCAAATCAGGATATACGTGGACGAGTAGTTAATTATTAAGGAAATTAAATGTTTAGAATATTTTATGCAGAAAAGGATGCTACAATATACCAATCTGCAGAATACAATAATACAGGTTTAGATGAACTGTTAGAAATTGGTAAACGATTAAATACATCGGGTAGCAATTTATTAAAATCTAGATCTGTTATTAAATTTGATACAACTGAAATTTCAGCATCATTGTCAAAATATAATAAAACAGTTAATGATTGTAAATTTATATTACAACTTTATACATCTACAGCAAAAAATTTGCCAGCTGAGTATGATATTGTTGCAAAAATATTAGGGCAAAATTGGGAAAATGGTACTGGATTGGAAACTGCGTTAACTATTGATGGTGTCTCGTGGCACGGCCCTAATTCTGGAAGCTCTTGGATATCTAGCAATCAGCAAGTTCAAGTTGCAACTAGTACGTTGTATATATCAGGTTCAGGTACGGGTGGTTCTTGGATGTTCCAATCTGCATCAGCTGGTTCTACTGCAGGATTGATAACTTCAGAATCATTTTCTTATCAAGCAACTGATATTAATATGAATGTTACTGATGCGTTAAAAATTTGGATGAGTGGTAGTGGCGGCGTATCAATACCAAATTATGGATTTTTATTACAATTTTCAGACGCGAATGAATTAGATGATAACATAGCTGGTTATATACGTTATTTCAGTCGAGAAACTAATACAATATATGTTCCTAGATTAACCATGTATTGGGATAATAGCACTTTTACAACAGGATCGTTAACCTCAGCTAATATAGAGTCATTTACAGTGTATACTCGCATTAAACCGACGTATAAAGACACTGAGATTGCAAAAATTAGAATATTTGCAAGAGATAAATATCCACAAAAATCTCCTACTAATTTATTCCCTATACAGACAGTTAAATATTTACCAACTACTACATACTATACAGTTTTAGACGCTGCAACGGATGAGACGATAATTCCATATGATGATATTTATACTAAATTGAGTTGTGATTCAACTAGCAATTATATTCATTTAGATTTTAATGGATTTATGCCAGAACGTTATTATCGTTTAGAATTAAAAATAATAAACGGATTTGAAGAACAATACATAACAGATCAAATATATTTTAAAGTAGTTAGATAATATGAGTAGTTATAAAGATAATGGATTGACGTGGAAATCAAACTTAGTAACTAAAAATTCTCGAGATGACTCGGGTAATATTATACTACGAGAAGGCGACACACCAGAAAATAATCCAGATGTATTTATCGACCCAGTAATTCCTACATTTACTGTAGAAAATTTTATAAATTTAGTTAATACTAGATTTTCATATTTTAAATTTCCAACCACTTCAGTTTCTAATGCAACTGAATTAGATTATGATACTGAATTAGCATTTGAAGCTTTTGACGAAGCTAGTTTTATTACTGATGTGATTACACAAGAACGTGAATTACTAGTAATAAATCTGCAAGAAGAAACGAATAAAAATCCTAATGTATTTGCTGTTTCGTGTATACACCCAAATGATTGGCCTTCTAGAGGTTGGAATATTAAGACATTAGAAAGTGTAAACTATCATCAAAACATAGGTTGGTGGCCAGAATGGGTACAGTATGAAGTTTTTAATAAAGTTCCACTTTCTAAATTAGGTCCAGATGGAGATCGTACTGGAGATGGTAAGTTAAATTTTATAATAACTGATACTATGAGGCAACAACTACGAGATTTAGATGAGTCGGTCAATTCTAAATTGAATATAATGAGCTTGCCAGAAACTGTTTACGGTAGTAATACATATTATCGAAAACCTCAAGTTAGACACGCAATTAAAGTAAAATGCAAATTACGATTTGAGAATGCAACGTGGTATTATGCACCAAGTTCAACCGAGTATGATAAACCAAAAACACAAGAATTAAAAGACGCTCCTGTGCTAGGGTATGATAAATATCATCGATATGGTAATAATTATTATTTTGCAGAATTTGGATTAGACGGATGGTATGCAGACGCAGTTGGATATAGGTTACCTGGTCGAGGTGGATGGAACCCAGGTTCTACAATATATTTAGCAACATCAAACAATAAATATAAAGTAGGACCTCGTAAAAATCAAATAACAACAACTTCAGCAGCAACATATCATTCAAATTTAAATTCAGTAGTAGGCTATGATCCAAGCGTCGCAGGATGGCCAGACACAAATGAAGTAGATTTTGAAATATTATATGAGGCGTTGCGTATAGCGATGATGAATTTTGAGAAATCGTTATTTGAGAATTTTCTATTGCCAAACGAACTACCATTGTATCGAAATCAAAAAGTGGCAGCACAATATAATAGTTTAATTAAAGAATGGAAACAGCCGGGCGATATTGCATATATAGCAGTTGATAAACTAAATGAGTTAGGCGGGCCGCGATACAAAGATGATCGCACAAATTTAAAGATACGTACAGGATGGAATTCTACATATAACAGAGATGGTGATTTAATTGTACATAAACATTATAGACCATGGGATCCGTGGGTAGATGGTGCAGATTTTGACGAATATTCACCTGGAAAAGAAATAACTTACTTGCCATTCACGAGAGAGAATTTAAATAAAAACGTTTTAAAAGAAAAATGGGTACGTAGTAGTAGAGATAGAATGAAACTTGTATACCAAATATATATTTGGTTAACTTTATTAGGAGTTAAAAATACAACTAAAAGACAAGACAGACAACAAAGTGCATGGAGTACTGGTACTGGTCCTACTCTTTCTCCCAGATCGGAAGAGCACACGCTG